TCACACCGATCCGGACGCTGCTTTTGAGGGCGTCTTCGGCTTCTGGTAGTCCTCGCGGATGAACTTGCCGTAGGTCCGAAACACCATCTCCACATCCTCATGTCCAAGCTGAGCTGCAACATACCAGGGGTTGTGGCCGGCAGTCAGCAAAACTGACGCATAGGTGTGCCGGACCTGGTAGGGGTTTCGGTACTTGATTCCTGCACGCTTGCACAAGGGTTGCCACAGCGTCTTGCGCAGTTGGGCATCTGTCGTCCATGGTTCTCGCGTGGAAGGATTCAGCCAGATCCTGCCGCCGCCATCTGGCGAAAGGGCTCGCTGTGCATGCAATGCTTCGGCGGCGGCCTTGTTCAGGTCCACCTCGCGTCGGCCTGCCGCTGTTTTGGGTGCCTTGATGACTCCAGCGACCTGGTTTTGTGTGATCTTGGCGACCTTCGCTTTCAAATCAATGTCGGGCCAACTCAGCGCTTGCAATTCCCCGGGGCGAAGCCCAGTGGCAAACCAGAATTGCACCATTGGCCGTTCATCTGCCCGGCAGGCGCTCAGTAGTTTCATTCGCTCCTCTGCGGAATATGGATCGATGACGTAGTCGCTGGCCTTTGCCGTCTGGCGAATCAGCTTACCCAGTGCTATTCGTTCGAAGGGGTTAAATTCAATCAGGCCATCATTGAGGGCGTCTTCCAGCACGCTGCGCAAAGGAATCATCAAATTGCGGATGAATTTACTGGTGCATTCCATGCCGCTGATCCAGTCGCGCAAATCGCTGGGAGTCACCTCGTTGACGCGCACGTTACGCCAGCGTTTCATCCTCTCACTGGAGATCGCTTTGGCGTAGCCGGCGAAAGTTGAGGGCGATAGCTTCCCATTTTTCACCTGGCGCTCGTAGGTGTCCCGTTGGCGCTCCAGCAAAACGCCGACACGTTGCTGGTTGGGGCGGACCATTGCGGCACGAGGGCTTTCAGGGAAATAGTCGCCGTACTTGAATGTCCCGTCGGTGATCTTGCGGCGAATCTCAGACCGCAGATTGCTGGCGTATTGGATTGAGCCCTTATTGATCGGTGCCGGGGGAAGCAGCTCTCTGCACTGCTTGCCCATCCAGGAAAAGGCAATTTGAATACGTGGACCGTTTACCTGGTCGCGAATCATTACCCCTGTCGGAAGCTCGATTACGCTTGTCTTTCCACCCATTTGTTGAACTCCTCTACGTTGACATAAAGCCGCTTCTTTGTGCCGAGCAGCGTGTGGACCCCATCCAGCCAGATTCCTCGCTTGCGCCTTGTGTGAACCGTTTGGGGTGTTTCGCCAGTCCGACGGCAATGCTCTGCAAGCAGCACCCATCGGTAAGCTGGTACTTCTGTTGTTTCTTGTGGCTCGGTTTTCCGGCTCATAAATGCCTTTTGAAAATGGTTGCGTTGATGAAATTGAACTGGGCGGTGTCGGTCACCCGTTCTCTGATAGCGAGGCCGCAGTTTTTTCGAGCGGAACTCAACTGCTACTTCTGCGGTGCGTGCTCAAGGGGCAAGGCGCCATCTCCGTCCGCCCGTCCCGATAAACCAGCACCCTCCCCATCCGACTGGGCAGCGCAAACGCATCCATCGCTCCAGGCCGCCCATCAAAGGGCCGCAGCTCCAGTGCCTTGTAGGTGTCGACCGACGCCCGGCAGGCCGGTGCCGGCAGCAGATGCGCCGTTTGAGGAATGGCCGGCGTCCGTGCCACGGGGATGAGCGTGCGCGGCACCAGGTTGCCCTGGCCATTGGCCACGGCTGTGACCGCCTCAAGGCCCCTCTTGGTGATCACGTACCGGGCGGGCCGGCTCATGTCCACGCGGGCCACCGTGCCACGCTTGACCATGCTGGCCACGCGCACGCCGGGCGCCGTGGTGCCGATGTGCTTCAGCTTGCCGAACTCATCGACCGTCAGCGGTCCATGCTCTTGCAGGTGCTTCAGGATGGCGATGGTGCTGGGTTGGTAGGTGGGGCCCATCATGCTCAGGCCTCCGCGCGAAGCGCATAAAAGGTTTGAACAAACCGGTCCCGCCAGGTGGACCAGGGGCAATCACGCCAACCCTCGAGCAGGTTGTCGGCGGCCGGCCGCACCTCTGCACCCGGGGTGTCCAAGATCGCCCAGGGTTCGTGCTGGTCTGCATTCCACAGCGTCAGATCCCGCCGCTCTGTAGCCAGGGCCACCAGATCGAAATGCCGGATCGTTGAGCGGTGCGCGGCGAAGGTCGACTGCAGCCCGTACCAGCGGCGCACCTGCACCGAGTGGACATGCTCAAAGCCGTCCCAGGCCCCCTGCAGGCTCCACTTCACGGGGCTGGCCACATCCCCCGTGAAAGCCTCATGGGCGTCGTGCATCAGGCAAGCCAGTTGCACGCTGGGGCTCAGGCCCTCACGGGCGGCGAGGGCGCAACACAGCAGGCTGTGCTCGGCCACGCTGTAGGGGCGCACCGCATGGCCCGTGAAGCGATTGATCTGCGCCAGAGCATGCGCAATGGTCTGAATCTCAAACCGGTTCACCGCCATGCCCACACCGGCCAGGTGGTGCTCGGCCCCGCGGGCCGTGATCATCCAGGTATCGGCTGCCATGGCTCAATCCTTCGGCACAGCCGACTCACCGGCCAGGGCGGCATAGGCCGCGCCATCCACGAAGTCGTCCGGGTTGAACTGCCCATTGCGGGCCGAAGCGGCGGAACGGGCCAGCTTGAGCACCTGCATGAAGGCCCAGCCCTGGCGCTCGGTGAGCGACGTGCCCTCCAGGGCGTTGAAGGCCGCCACGGTGGCCGCCATGCTGCGCTCCTGCTGGGCACCTTCGGCGCTGGTGTCGCGGTGCACACCACGGTCCAGGATCGTGGCGGCAGCGGTGCGCAAAAAGCTGTCAGCCGAGGCCGGCGGAACCGGTTTTTGAGCCAAAACTGCCTGCGAAACAGGCAAAACGGCTTTCAAAGGGCGAGCGAGTCTCTTCTGTGTTGAAACAGACATGGGAAAACCTCCGAAGGGTTCAAGCAGCGATCAGTGCTGCAGGTGGTTGGGAAAGGGATGCGGAAGGCGTTACGGCAGGGGTTGCCGATGAGGGCGGTGCCTTTCGGCGTGGCGCCAGGGCCAGCCGCTTGGCGGTGGCGTGCAGCTCGGCCGTGCGGAAGTCGCCCCGGCCGGTGTAGAAGACCCGGGGCCGCGACAGCACCACGTCCACCGGTTGGCCAGCCACCACTTGGGCGGCATGGCGGTGCCACCAGGTAGCCGCCTCACGGCCAGACCAGCGCACCAGCCAGCTCTCCACCTGGCGCGACTCGGAACCCAGGCGATCCAACAGCCGCAGCGTGAGCTGAAATGTGCCGTCCGCAGCGGGAGCGATCACAGGCCGCTGCTTGGCAACAAACATGGTCGAAGTGACGAGGGTGGGCATGGCGGGCCTCGCTCGGTCAGTGAGACAAATGGGGAGGTAGACCGGGAGGCATGTGTCCCAGGATCGCAGGGGATAGCGCCTCGGCCCGCTTGAGCTCGGCCACCTCCACGGGGGCAGCTCGGCGCTCATCAGCCACGGCCTCCATGGCCTCCAACTCGCTGGGGCCCCACAGATGGGCGGTGCCCAACACCAGGGCCATCACCAGCACGCTCAGGGCATTGATCAACGTGGTGCGGCTCATGGTGTTACCTCCACCAGGTTGCCGAAGTCATCGATCACGGCGGGTGTCACGCTTTGCCAAAGCCGGCCGTGCTCATCCCACATCGACAGCTTCAGGAAATGGCACAGGGCCGCCAGCGGCCAGCCAGCAGTGTGTTGCTCTCGCATCCGGTACCAGTAGCCCTGGGCGGTGTGGCCGAAGTCAGATCCAGCGTTGTAAGTGGCCCACCTGAAGGGCGAACCAGGGCGCAAGACGATGGCCCCCGCCACCGGCTTGCAAGAGCGCAGGGCGGCGGCACTCATTCGCCACCCCCGATCCGATCCACGCACAGCACCGCCAGGCCCGTGGTGTGGTGGGCGGCAGCCTGGGCGCGGTCAGCACTGGCGGCTTTGAGCTGGATGGTCGGCAGCTTGCCTTCGGCGGCGTGACCATGAACCTCGGAGCGGTCCAGGTCCTTGGGGATCAGGGTTGCCCGGTAGCTGCGCAGCTGCCGGATCTCGTTCGTGTACATCGTTCACTCCTTTCCGCGTTGGTTGCGGCGTGGAGTGAAGTCTATTTCTAATAGACAATCAATGTCAACGAATGGTAGAAAAAAAGTCTATCAAAGATAGATTTACAGTTCTTGCGATGAATTGGTGGCCCAATAAGCACGCTTGGCAGACTCCCCGCGGGAAGCACTCGCTCAGCCGTCCTTTGTTAAAGCAGGCTGGAGTAGCCAGGTGCTGAGCTAAGCGAATTCACAGGAAACTTCTATTCCGGCTGCCACTTTGAGGCTGCCACCACGGCGGCGACTGGGTATATCCATTCAATCTCATCCCGCTCGAGCGTCTTTCTGTGATTGCCGTTGACGGACTCAATGACGACCTCATGCAGCCGATCAATGATCAGCTCTTTCACCATTTTTGATCCATCTTTCAGCGCGATCGCTACGTATTCGCCTGGGACTGGGCGCCCATTTGGCTCCACGATCACGAAAGATCCATGTCGGATGGCTGGATGCATGCTGTCACCCTTTACGCGCAGTGCGTAGGCTTTGGGATCTGAGCTGTAGCCGTCAACGTAACCATCACCATGCCCGCCAGGGTATTGAAGTTCTTCGTAGTAGCCGTCCGAGCCCATCTTTGCCGTCCCGACAACAGGAGTTCTGCGCGTGGTCTTCGGTGTGCCCGCTGGCTCGAATCCTTCCTGTTGCTCAATCAAGTCACCGGGCAGCGGGTACCCGGTCAATTCGTGAATCGCCATCACTTGGTCATAGCTGGGCTTGTTCTTGCCAGTTTCCCAGTGACCGATGGCACCTTTGCTGCGGCCGAGCTTCTCGCCCAACTGCTCCAGCGTTAGCTGCCCGCGTGCGGCTTTAACCCAGTCTTTCAGTTCCATTTGCTGATCGTATAGCTCAGGTAGACGAATTTGGTCTACGAATGATTGATGGTTTGGTCTATTTAAAGTAGACTTCTGGGAATTGCTGCTTGAAGGAAGTGACATGGAGCACCCCATTGATCGGGCTGGAAAGGTTGTTGGTTCGTTGGCTGAGTTGGGTCGTCGCCTGGGGGTGACCCGAGGTGCCATCAATCATTGGAAGTTGCCGGGGCGCTTTACGCCGGCTGAGCATTGCCCCCGCATTGAGCGAATGACTGGAGTTCGATGTGAGGAACTGAATCCCGAGGTCGAATGGGCGGTGTTGCGCAATGCGCAGCCGGTCATTCTTGAATCCCCGGAATAAGGGCCGCGCATGCCCTACAAGCTAACTCACACGTGGCTATCAATCGGGTGGCCCCTCTGGCGTCGCGAAGTGTTTGATTTCCCCTGCGCTCTTGCGTCCCCGTCTTGGGATTTGGTCGTGGGTAGGAACTGTCAAAGCAGATTGAGTCGACATCCAGGCCAGTTGCAGTCGAATGCGGCACCTGGCGCCAGTGCGCAAGTGCTGGTGTGCGTTGTTCGGGAAAGGTCGTACTGGCCATCACTACTCGGCATGGCTCCGAACCAAATTGTGGAATTGCGACAGCAGGAGCAGCACACGATGTTTGGCCGCTATGGCCTCCGATGTGCACTTGCCTCCAGGCAAAGTCTCTGTCGCCTCTTCAGTCAATTGCACAAGTCTTGCCATCAGCCTGTCGAAGGCTGGCAAGTCATCACGAAACCGATCTGTATACAGCAGCGTCAGCAAAAGCCGCTGCGCCCTCAACTGCGCCCGCATCTCGGTCTGCTCCTCAAGCATGGGCCCGGCCACCTTGACCAGCGCGTCATGCATGGCGGCTTCCAGGTCGCTCGGGTTCATGTCCATCGGTGTGCCTTTCTGGCTTGGGGTTGGGTCTGTGTTCATGCCCTCCAGTTTCTGGTCCAGCCGCGCTGGCCGTATTTCAAATTTCAAAGGGGATTTTCAAAATGACTGATGTCGTCGCTGCGGCGGAGGCGGCCGTGCGCGGGTATCCAGGCAGCACCAAGGTGGTGGCCCTGCTCATGGAGAAGAACCCATCCAGCCTGGCCAGCGAGATCCTGGAGGCGGGCGCGGCCAAGCTGGGCCTGCGCGATGCCGTGAAGATCTCCCAGGTCACCGGCAGCAAGGCCATCCTGAACGCCTTCGCCGAGGCGCTGGGCTGCACGGTCATCGCCATGAACCACCAGTTGAGCGGCGCTGACCCCATGTACCTGCTCAGCCAGCTCGGGGCCAGCTTCGCTCGGGTGCTGGAGATCGAGGCGGCTGCCGCCTCCAAGGCCCGGCCCAACTACAACGACCTGCAGGAGCTCGAGAAGCGCTGGCTGGCCCACGTGGCCATCGGGCAGGAAATCGTGACTTACCTGCGGGCCGCCTACGACCAAGGCAAGCCCGAGAGCATGCGGGCGCCACGCCTGGGGGACTGAGCACCATGAGTACCGTGATCATGGCGCTTTGCTGGCCCATCAGGATGCGCCCCCCGGCCAAGGCCGTGCTCATCTCGCTGGCCGACATGGCCAACGATGAGGGCTACTGCTGGCCGTCGATTGAGCGCCTGTGCGAGCGCACCTGTTTCGGCCGCACCGCTGTGATCGAGGCCATCTCCTGGCTCGAGGAGCGCTGCATCCTGCGGGCGGACCGCTCCAACGGCCGCAAGACCGTGTACTGGGTCGAGCCCGACTTGTACGTGGAAGAGGGCGCTGATTCCGAGATCGCCCAGCCAGCCGCACAACCCCCCAAACGGGTGCCCAACCAGTACGCCACGCGGACCGGTCCGCCACGCAAACCGGTACGCCAGGCGGACCCAACCAGTCCGCGTGGCGGACTCAACCGGTCCGCCACGCGGACACTAACCGTCAAGAACCGTCATGAATCAAATAACCCCCTAACCCCCAGCACCCCCGCAGCAGCGGGGGGCGCGTGCGGGTCGTTGCATTCATCGCAAAGCCAAACCCGCGGTCCACAGTCCGTAATCCACAACGCTCCCGGCTTCGACGCCTTCTGGCAGGCCTACCCCAAGCGGGCCAACGAAGACGCCGCCCGCCGCGAGTGGAACCGTCTGGCCCCCGACGCTGAGCTGCAGGCCTGCATGCTCGCCGCCATTCGGGCGCAGCAGGGTGGCCCGGCCTGGATGCGCGAGGGAGGCCGCTTCATCCCCATGCCGTCCAAGTGGCTGGCCGGCCGGCGCTGGCGGGACGAGCCCTCGCCCCAGGCCCAACTGGGGCTGCAAGACCTTTGGTGGGAGAGCAAAGACGGCGTGCGGGCCATGGGCCAACGCCTGGGCCTGCCGTACTCGATGGCCGAGCTCGGCAATGCCTACACCGACGACGAGCTGCTCGAGCACAACCGCCGATACCGCGAGCGGGTGTTCGCTGCAGCCGGTGCCGGCCCCTGGTCGCAAAGGCGCACGGCATGACCACGACCATGACCACCACCGCGACCATGACCCGAACCTACATCCTCACCCAACTCCTGCGCCTGGGCCCACTGACCCTGCGCGAGATCGTGACCATCACCGGCTGGCCGTCCAGCGCCGCTGGCTGGACCCTGCGCAACACCCTGGACACCAACGCCGTCCAGGAACTGCGCCACCGCAGCGGCGTGCGCTACGTGGCCACGGCCGGCAGGCTCGATGGCCAGGGCCCCGACCAGGTGGAGCCAGCAGAGCAGGGCAGGGCCCCCACCCCCCGGGCCTGCGGGTCCTCCCGGCAGGGGGCCAACGCGGGTAATTCGCACCGCCCGCTCGCTCTGTTGCGTGAGTGCCCTAAGGGGGTTAAGTGAAGCTCATCCCCCTCCTGGATCAGCCCATCTCGCAAGCCGAGTTCGCCGAGATGGTGGGCCTGAGCGAAGCCCGCGTGAGCCAGCTCATGGCCGACAACGTGATGGTGCGCGGCGACACGGCCCACGCCTGGCTCATCGCCTACTGCGAACGCCTGCGCGACATGGCCGCAGGCCGCGCCTCCTCCGAGACCGGCGGCCTCGACCTGGTGCAAGAACGCGCGGCTCTCGCTCGCGAGCAGCGCATCGCCCAGGCCTTGAAGAACGCCGTCGCCCGTGGCGAGTACGCCCCCGTGGGCCTGCTGGCCGATGTGCTCGGCATGGCCAGCAGCGCCGTGGTCGATCGCTTCGACCAGCTCGAAGGCACCCTGCAGAAGGCCTGCCCCGATCTGCCCGAAGAAGCCAAGGCTGCCGTGATGCAAGTCCTGGCCTCGGCCCGCAACGAGTGGATCAGGTCCACCGCCCGCCTGGTCACCGAGCAGGTGGATGCCATGGCCCAGGCCGACGACGACACCGATACCTCCACCGATACCTCCACCGATAACGACACAGAAGGGCTCCCGTTTTGAACACGGCCACCGTCACCCTGCACACCGAAACCGCCCAGGCCATCGTGCGCTCGGTCCGCCTGGGGCTGGACAGCCTCCGCGCCGAAGTGCCCCAGCGCCTGAGCGAATGGGCCTCCGAGCACTTCAAGCTCGCTGGCGAAAGCTCCCACCAAAAGGGCGGCTGGGTTGGCTGGTCCTTCCAGACCGGCATCCTGGACTTCATGAGCGACGACCGCATCGAAGACCTGGCGGTGATGAAGTCCAAGCGGGTCGGGTACACCAAGATGATCACAGCCTTCGTCGCCTACAACATCGCCCACCGCAGGCGCAAGCAGGCTCTCTGGCAGCCCACCGACGATGACCGCGACTCCTACGTCAAAAGCGAGATCGACCCCGTGCTCGATGCCGTGGAGGCTGTGCGCAAGGCCCGCAAACAGGGCAAGGCCAACGAAGACACCATCAAGTTCAAGCCCTTCCGCGACAGCGTGCTGCACCTCTTGGGCGGCAAAGCCAAGCGGGCCTACCGCCGCATCACGGTGGCCGTGGCCATCCTGGACGAGTGGAGCGCCTTCGACCAGTTGATCGAGAAGTCCGGCGACCCCGGCGGCCTGGCCAAGGGCCGGCTTGAAGGTGCGGCCTACCCCAAGTTCGTCGGCGGCTCCACCCCGGGGGTTAAGGGCTTGTGCCACGTTGAACGCGCCTGCGACAACTCCGAAGGCTACGTGCGCTTCCACATTGCGTGCCCGCACTGCGACGCCGAGCACCCGCTGATGTGGGGCGGCAAAGACCGGCCGCATGGCTTCAAGTGGCAGCGCGGCCAGCCCGACACCGTGCGCCACATCTGCCCGCACTGCCGCGAGCCCATCGCCCAGGCCGACTACCTGCCCGGCGGCCAGCCCATGGCCGGCACCTGGGTCTGCAGCAAGACCGCCAAACGCTACGGCCCCGACCGCATCTGGCGCGACAGCCAGGGCCTGCCCACCCGGCCCCCCAAAACCCTGGGCGTGCAGGTCTGGGCCGCCTACAGCCCCCAGCGAAGCTGGGCCAGCATCGTCAAAGAGTTTGAAGAAGCCGTCTCGGCCCTGGAGAAGGGCGACCCCGGCCCCATGCAGCTCTTCGTCAACGAAACCCTGGGCGAGACCTGGGAGGTCAAAGGCGAGCGCAGCGACGAACACGCCCTGCAGGCCCGGGCCGAAGCCTTCCCCCTGTGCCAGGTGCCCGTGGGCGGCCTGGTGCTCACCGCTGGGGTGGACGTGCAGCGCAACCGCTGGGAGATCGCTGTCTGGGCCTGGGCCCGGGGCCTGGAGTCCTGGCCCGTGGATCACCACATCATCGAGGGCAACCCGGCCAGCGAAGAGGACTGGCAGCAGGTCACCACCTACCTGCAGCGACGCTACCCCCAGGCCTACCACGCAGGGAGCCTCGGTCTGTCGGGCATCTCGATTGACTCCAGCGACCAGACCCAGGCCGTTTACAACTGGGTGCGCAAGAACCAGCACCAGCTCCCATGCTTGCGGGCGGTGAAGGGTAGAGGCGAAGAGGGCGTGCCCGTGCTGGGCCCGGCCAGCATCCAGGACATCAACTGGAATGGCCAGAAATGGCCCCAGGGCGTGAAGCTGTGGAACGTGGGGGTCGACACAGCCAAAGACCTGCTGCTGGGCCAGCTCGCCATCGCTACCCCGGGCCCGGGCTACGTGCACTTCAGCCAGGACCTGCCGCGCGAATGGTTCGAGCAGCTCACAGCCGAGCAGCGCATCCTGGCCAAGCTCAACGGGCGCGACACGTACCGCTGGGTCAAGCGCCGCCCGCGCAACGAGGTGCTGGACTGCCGCAACTACGCGCTGCACTCGGCCATGAGCATCGGGCTGCACCACCACAGCGATCGCAAGTGGCAGCAGATCGAGGCCGCGGTGCAACCGGTGAATGCTGACCTGTTCAGTGCTCCGCTGCCAGCCAAGACACCGGCCCCGGCCATCTCGGTGGCCAATGAACCGGGCCCGGCCCGCACCGACGAGCCCCAAGACCGCGGCTATGCCCGCCGCCGCTCCCCGGCCCCCACCTTCACCCGTGCCTGGTAACCCTATGAAAATCCACGCCCAAATCAACTTCCCCGACCCCGCCCGGCTGGTGGGCGAGCTGGCCAAGCAAACCCGCTTTGCCCTGAGGACCGCCCTCAACACCACCGCCACCCAGGTGCGCGACGGCCTGCGCTCCGAGATCCAGCGCACCATCGACCGGCCCACGCCCTACACCCTGAACAGCCTCTTCATCCGGGCCGCCACCTCCAAGAACCTGGAGGCCACGGTCTGGCTCAAGGATGAACGCGCCACATCCAACGCCGGCACCCCTGCCACCCGCTACATGCTGCCCCACATCGTGGGTGGGCAACGCACCCTCAAGCGCTTTGAACGCGCCCTGCAGATCACCGGCCAGATGCCCAAGGGCTGGTACGCGGTGCCCGGCGCCGGGGCCCGGCTTGATGCCTTCGGCAACATGAGCGCGGGCCAGATCATCCAGATCCTGAGCCAGTTGCGTGTCACGCTCACCGCAGGCTTCACGCGCAACATGTCCACCGACGCCCGCAGCAAGATCGCCGCCCAGCGCCGGGCCGGTGGCCGCTTCTTTGTGGTGATGCCGGGTGCCAAGGGCCTGCGTCCGGGTGTGTACCAGCGTGAGTTCATGGGCCGCCAGGCCACCCCGGTGCTGATCTACGTGACGGCTGCCAGTTACAGGAAGCGCCTGGCGTTTGAGGCGGTGGGGCAGCGCATTGCGGATGCGCACCTGTTGAACAACTACCGCCAGGCGTATGCGCAGGCACTCGCCACGGCGCGTTAACGAAGCCCACCAGCAACATGACCCCTCTTCAACAACGGCCGGAAATGCCTGTCCACACCGAAGCCGATCTGGTCGATCGGATCTTGTCGTACCTGGAGGCCAGGTTGCCCCAGGAAGTGCAAGCCCTCGGAAAGTTGAACCAGCTCGAGAACGAGCTGCGAAACGAGTTTGCCGGGACCCTGAACTACATCCCCACGGTCGCCAAATCTGAGCGTGAGAGGCGGGTGCTTGAAGTGAAGCGCCTCTTCAATGGCCGCAACGTGGCAGAGGTCGCCGAGGTGCTCAAGATCAGCCGCTCCACGGTCTACCGCATCGTCAAACAGCCCGACTTCTGATGCAAACAGTTTCAGCTTTTATAGAAATGGAACAGCAGTCTGGATAAGTTGGCCGGGCAGCTCCCTGAACCCGACCACTACCTCCACCTCTACCCCCCATGGCTTACACCCAAACCGACCTGGACAACATCGATACCGCCATCGCTACCGGCGAACTGGAAGTGGAGATCCACGGCCCCAACGGCCTGCGCAAGGTGCGCTACCGCAGCATTGGCGAGCTCAAGTCTGCCCGCGAGCACATCGCCAGCCTCCTGACCCGGGCCAGCTCGCCCCGCAACCCCGGCGCCTGGCGTGTCGGCTTCTCCACTTCGCGGGAGTGATGGAACATGGCCAACATCCTTGATCGCCTGATCGGCGCCTTCAACCCCCAGGCCGGTCTGCGCCGCCACCAGGCCCGTGAGCTGCTGCAGCGGGCCTACGAAGGGGCCAGCACCCGAGACGGCTGGCGGCCCCGCCGGGCCGGTGCCAGTGCCGACACCGACCACCGGGCCGACGCCGCCACCCTGCGCGTGCGGGCTCGCTCCCTGGTCAAGAACACCCCTTACGTTGCACGGGGCCTGGGCTCCATGGTGGCCAACGTCATCGGCACGGGCATCAACCCCCGGAGCCTTGGAAAGGATGCCAAGCGCATCACCGCCCTCTGGCAGGAATGGTCCAAGGTGGCCGATGCCGATGGTGTGCGCAACTTGGGCGGCCTTCAGGCGGCCGCGTACCGGGCCATGGAGCAAGACGGTGAGGTGCTGGTGCGCCTGCGGGCTCGCAGGCCCAGCGATGGCCTGCCCGTGCCTCTGCAGCTCCAGTTGCTGGAGATCGACTGGCTTGACAGTTCCAAGGTGGGCAGCCATGGCGACAACACCATCATCAACGGCATCGAGTACGACCCGCTCGGCAAGCGGGTGGCGTATTGGCTGTTTGACCAGCACCCGGGTGAAGTCCTGGGCCCCCGCATGGCCAGGACCAGCAGCAGCCCGGTGCCGGCCGAACGCATCATTCACCTGTTCAACCCCGAGCGGCCAGGGCAGGGCCGAGGCTTCACGCGCCTGGCGCCCGTCATCAGTCGGGTGCGCGACCTGCAGCTCTACGAAGACGCAGAAGCCCAGCGCAAGAACCTCGAATCGCGCCTGTCGGTGATCGCCAGCGGCGATGTGAACGCCATGGGGCCGCTGGGCGCCGAGGACCAACGCACCCCGGACCAAAGATCCGAATCAGGCGACTTGGGCACTTTGAGCAGCGGCTCCATCATCCAGGTGCCCTCGGGCCTGAACATCACGACCGTCCAGCCCAATGCGGTGCCGGGGTATGTGGACTACGTGAAGCTGCAACTCCACCTGATCGCGGCCGGCATGGGCATCACCTACGAAATGCTCACCGGTGACGTGCGGGAGGTGAACTTCAGCAGCGCCCGCGTGGCCATCCTGGAATACCGGCGCAATGCCGAACAGCTGCAGTGGCTCACGCTGATCCCGGGCCTATGCGAGCCCATCTGGCGGGCCTTCATTGATGCCGCGGTGCTGGCCAATATCCTGAAGCACCCGGATTACTCTTGCGACTGGGCGATCCCAAAGTGGGACTACGTGAACCCGGTGCAGGATGTGGCGGCCGAGCTCGATGCCATCGCTGGCGGACTCTGCACCATCAGCGAAAGCCTGCGCCGGCGGGGCATGGAGCCAGAGCTGTTCTTTACGGAGTACAAGGCCGACTTCGAGCGGCTGCAGCGGGATGGGACGCTAGACTTTCTGATGATGTTGCAGAAGGGGCGGACCCTGGGGATGGGGCAGGCCCAAGCTGCCCAATCGGCAGAGAAAGGGGAGCCGAGATAGACAGGGTGTGGAAAGGTTCTGGCTGCAATCTTTCGTATGGAAAAATGGCCATCGCCTAGCTTTACCCAACGATATGCGCCCTTCATCAAGGGGCGGCACCTGGCTTTTCTGGGGCGGCAGAATCCGTCGTCTGTGAAGTAGAGCAAGATTTTTCGTGGAACGTTCTCGTTGCAATGCATTTCTGGTCGTCTGCGGCATATCTACAGCAATGGAATCCACGCTGCGGCCTACGTGCGCAACGAATGTATGGTTTCGGGTTGTCGATCGGTGAGCCTCAACGGCTGCAATCATCTGTTGCTGTAGACCTTATTCCTGAATCTGTGCATTCGCTCGGAAGCGATCTCGGATGGTCGGCACCAGTCTTCGTCCTTACACCGTTAGGCCCAATGCAGTTATCCCGAAATGAAGCCAACCTTGATGCCAGGGGCTGATCTCGGAGGCGGAAAATGTCGTTCTGCATGCAACGTGGCGATCTTTGGTATTCGGCGCGACCAATGCCCGTTTGATCTGCAATAGTACTCACACAGCGGACCTGAGTGGCCGGTCGCGGACTGGCATACCCTTTAGATGTAATTCATTGACTGGCTTGGTATTAACGATTGATGATTGGCCCTAGGTGCGCTGCTGAAAAGTTGCCCACGCCCGCTCCACTAGTGCACGCATACGAGCGTCTTCGGCCAAAGGATGAACATCTAGATCCCTAAGCGTGCATTCATATATTTCCTTTCCTCCATTTACGGATGCATGTAACGCTGCGGTGAAACCGTCCTCTGCTGCGGCATAGTCGCCAAGCAAGCACAGCACGTAAGCCCGGTTGCCAAGAATCATGCCGTTGGACTGCGTACAGCGTTTCACGGCATCGTCCAGGTTACTCAAAGCGGCTTTCAATATCGCTTGCCATTCTGGTTTGGCAAGTTGCAGTAGCCTTTTGGCTTCAACCAAACGGCCAAAGCCCGCACTATTCAGAGCACTTGCGACCTGCTCGCGCAACGCGGGCTCGGCAGCCTCTCCAAAACGGCGCACAACCTCATCGTAGGTGGCTATAGCGGCATCGGTCTGGTTCATTTGGCCTTGGGTAATGCCCTTGCCGACCAAGGCCCTGGCGACCGACTCGCGCAGCGCGGGCTCGGTAGCGTCACCAAAGCGGCGCAGCACCTCATCGTAGGTAGCCATAGCGGCTTCGTTCTGGTTCAGTTGGCTTTGGGTGCCGGCCTTGTTGACCAAGGCCACCGCGACCTGCTCGCGCGACGCGGGATCGGCAGTCTCATCAAAGCGGCGCAGCACTTCATCGTAGGTGGCTATTTCGGCTTCGGTCTGGCTCAGTTGGCCTTGGATGATGCCCTTGCGGACCAAGGCCTTGGCAACCGATTCACGTAGCGCGGGTTCGGCAGCCTCACCAAAGCGGCGCAGCACCTCATCGTAGGTAGCCATAGCGGCTTCGTTAAGGTTCAGTCGGACCTGGGTGTCGCCCTTGTTGACCAAGGCCCTGGCAACCGACTCGTACAGCACGGGCTCGGCAGCCTCACCAAAGCGGCACAGCACCTCATCGTAGGTGGCTATTTCGGCTTCGTTCCGGTTCAGTCGGCCTTGGGTAATGCCCTTGTTTACTAACGCCCTGGCAACCGATTCGCGAAGCGCGGGCTCGGCAGCCTCACCAAAGCGGCGCAGCACCTCATCGTAGGTGGCCATAGCGGCTTCGGTCTGGTT